AGCTCGAAACGGTGCGAAATGGAACTTAGAAACTTATTCCAATATGTATACCACACATTGGAATAATGAATTTTTAAGGAGAAATTTATTGGACAAAGTTGGACACGATAAATATCAAAAAGTGGAAATATCCTCACATAATAATTCATGTCCTTTATGTGAACCATATCAGGGTAGAATTTTGACTATGTCAGAATTTGAAGATGCCCAAACAGCCGGATTATTTCATATTAGATGTAAACATTATGCAATACCTGTCCTTGAATTTGATATTAATATCGATTTAAAAAAGGAAGCTAAGAATACAGAAAGTAAAATGTGGAATAATATAAATACAGAAACGTTTTTTAGAAGATGGTTTAGACGTGCAATTGTGGCGTTTATTAGAATTGAAATTGAAAAATGTAGGAAAAAATTATTAGAATATAAGGATGAGGAGGGTTAAAAATGGCATATACAATCCCGGGGCAACTTGATTCGATTGGCGCAGGTCTATCAACTATTGATTCAACTGCATCAACTATTGCATCAACTGCTACTATTTTGGATTCAATAACTACAGTTCAATCAACTGCGGTATCAACTATAGGCAGTTCTGCAACTGTAATTGATTCCACTGCAACTTTACTTGATAGTGTAGCGACTGATATTTCAGAAGCGGCAAGTAAAACGGATAGTGTTGGTGTTGTGGCTTCTACAGGAAATGCAAAAACAGATAGTGTTGGTGTTGTAGCTTCTACAGGAAATTCAAAAGTTGATAGTATTGGTGTTTTACAATCCACAGGAAATGCAAAAACAGATAGTGTTGGTGTTGTAGCTTCTACAGGAAATTCAAAAGTTGATAGTATTGGTGTTTTACAATCTACAGGAAATTCAAAAGTGGATTCTGTAGGTGTTATAAATTCGACAATTAATTCTAAAGTATCATCTTTTGGTACTGCAAATGGATCAAAGGTTGATTCTGTAGGTACTTTACAATCTACAACTGATAGTAAAGTTGTTTCAGTAGCGACAAGTTTATCAACAGCTGATAGTAAAGTAGTTTCAATAGGTACTTTAATTAGTACATTAACAAGTAAATTAGATAGTCACATGGTTGTAACTAATTCAAAAATTGATTCAGTCGGCGTTGTGGCGGCTTAATATAAAGTTAGGAGATTATGAAATTATGAAAATTTGTCATGTATTACCATTTGCACCATATAGATGCGGATTATATGAAGCGGCTAGAGATATGATTAAAGCGGATTACCTTATTGGAGGTCATGAAGTTATAATCATAGATACCGGTATAATCATAGATGGTAAAATGGTAGAAGAAGGCAAGGAAAATCAAATTGATAATCGAAGTGATTATAAATTGATAACTGATAATCTAAATAAAATAGATGATGCTGATATTATTATTATGCATACTGGTTTGTCTGATAATATTTTAGTCAGAACAGATGCCCCTTTAATTTGGGTGGTACACGGTCGACCGTTAGCATGTTTTAGACCAGAAATACAGGGAAAATCACAAGCCTATAGTTTATATCATAATGTGAATAGATGGTCTAGAACTAAAAAAATGTTATACTTTTGGCCGGAATATATATCACATTGGAAACCTATTTTCCAAGAAAAAAATTTATGTTTGGATTATCCAGTTATTGATTCAAAACCATTTAATCAAAATCTTAAACATAATTTTTCTAGTACCGGAAAATATAATTTAATTCTTTGTGATGCTGATCGTGAGGATTACGATATATACGAAACATTAATAGGTGTATTAGAAGCTTCAAAACATATTGAAGGTTTAAAATTACATATTTATGGTTTAGAATTTCCATTGAAAAATCCTTATAATATTTTATTAGGAATCATGAAAGATAAAGGTATATTAGGTGATTTATTACCACGAACAACTGAGTTAAATAAAGTGTTTAATTCTGGTGATTGTTTAATTACACCTAATCATATTATAACTCGTACTATAGGAGAAGCTATACAGGCAGGATTACCGATTATATGTCAAGAACCTAGTAAAGTTACACCTTATAGTACAAATTTTAATGATACATTTAATTTAGTTTCAACTATTCAAGATTTTTGTGAGGATTTTGATGCTGGAATTAATTTAAATAATAAAGATTTAAAAGAAGGTATGAGTTTAACAAATTATTCAAATAAAATGGATAAGGTTTATAAAGAAATAAAGAAGTGATTTGATGTATACATTTAGAAATTTGATACCTCAATTTATAACACAATTGCAAAAAAATGAAAAAGAAGCATTGAAACAAGTAGGTATATTTGGCGAAAAGAAATTAAATAAATATTCGCCGGTTGATACCGGATTTTTAAAATCAAGAAATGATTATCAAACTGGTAATCATTATGTAGATATTGGAAATTATGGCTGTGATTATGCCATATTCCAAGAATTCGGAACTTATAAAATGTCAGCCCATAGTTTTGTAAGACCAACGGCTTACAATCATACAAATGATATAAGTAGAATTATTGTGACTAATTTAAAGAAAGGGATGAGGTGATTTTTTGGAATATGATGCATTAAAAATATATGTCAGTCAAAGATTGGCTAATTTGGCGACTATTCCAGTTACTAATAAAAAGCCGATAGCCTCACCACCTTATATAATTTATAAATTTACTGCTTGTGGTTATAATGTACGACATAGAAAAGACTGGATATTAGAATTAGATTATTGGGATAATAAAGATGATGATACTGATATTATTCAACAATCTATTTATATAAAAAATGGTAGAGAAGATTATATTGGTTTAAATAATAGTATGCAAAATGAAGATGATGGATTTTATATTTCAACAATAGAATTCGAGTCTCCTATAATTGAGATAGAAAGCGGTATATCTCATTATAATCAAAGATTTTTATTAAAAGTAGATTAATATGAAAGGGGATGTTTAAATGTCAGTTAATGCAGTAATACCAACTATACCCGTAGCAAATGATTTAATCGCTGGTGAATTTAAAGCGTATCTTAATTACAATACACCTTTACAGACTTTAATCGGGGCAACTCGTGACGGTTGCAAAGTAGATATTATAAGAACTATTAAAGAGTTAAGTTTTGATGGAGCATATGGACCGACACTTGATAGTGATGGCGTACCACTAGTACGGTATACCCGATTATTAGGAATGATAACTTTACAAAATCTTTATCTAAAATACTTTAATAGGAAAAAAATATCAGATGCAGAAAGTGACGGAACATGGGAATCGAATGATTGGGCGGCAACCGGCGGTACATATGCCGCAGAAACTTCAATAGTTAATTCAGGCAATCAATCGGCAAAATGTTCTATTGCTTCAGGGCAAACAGCTCACGGAATACATGAAGTTTTTGCCGTTACAAAAGATTTAACTGCATTCGTTAATAGTGAAGTTTCAGGAACTTCAGATTTTATTGGTTTTAGTGTTTATATAACTACAGCAATGTTAGCAATATTAGGAACAGATAGCATTCAAATAAGATTACATATGGATAGTGAAGGAACAGAAACCAACTATTATAAATATGATGTTGAGGCTAGTGCCTTGACTGCGGATCAGTGGACAAATTTAAAAGTTTTAAAAAGTGCTTTTACAGAAGTTGGATCGGGTGACTGGTCAGCGGTAACAGGTATTAGTTTTCAAGTACCGGATGAAACTGATGATGCACTAGAATTCTATGTGGATTCTATAGATCTGATTCAAGATATTTCAGATAGTGCAATAGTACCGGTTAATGGTGGGCTATTTGAATATACTGATGAAGGATCTTATAAAAGATATACACCTAATTTAACATTATCAGAAGATGATTATTTAGAAAATTTAACTTTGATAGGTACTAAATTAGATGGTAAAAAAATTAAAATAATTCTTAAGAATGCTTTTAATGATGGAAACTTGTCATTGGCTTTTGAATCAATGGATGAAGTCGTTAATGAAACCCAATTTACTTCTCATTGGGATAAAAATAATTTTGTTTGCCCTATTGAAATTTACGAATATGTAGCTTAAGGAGGTGTAAAAATATGGCAGATATAAACAAAATAGATCCTGCGGTAATTGAGAAAGTTAAAGATTTGCTTTTAGGTGAGGGCGTAGTATATGTCAATTACGGTGAAGCCGGTGAAGCTATTATAGGAGCTACAAGGGGTGGATCGAAACTCGAGATTGAAAAAGAAATTAAGGAAATTGAATATGATGGATCTTTAGGAGCAACAAAAGGTATGAGACGACCAACAAAATTTATTGCTAGGTTAATAATAAATTTTCTTAAAATAAATTATGTAAATTTGGCATATGGTGTTAATGTAACGGTCGCTGATGGATCAGATGCTCTGGGAACATATAAAAAAATAACATTTAACACTTCATTTGCTTCTACAGATGTTCTAACTAATGTAACTTTTAAAGGTTATAAAGCTAGTGGAGAATATTGCGTTATTAGGTTGGATAATGCTTTTAATATGAATGACATTTCTTTTGAATTTAAAGAAAAAGATGAAATTATAAGCGAAATGACATATACTGCTTTTTATGAATACTTAACACCGTCTACTTGCGGTTTATATATAGATGAAGAAGAAGCATCTTAATAATAAAAATTTGAAAGTGAGAGAAAAATTATGAGTGATGAAAAAAGAAAATTGAAAGTTCCTGAAGTAATGTTAGTGAGTGAAATTTTAGATAGAGTGAATTTCAAACATTATGCGGAATTTCTTTTAACAAAAATAGAAAAAAGTCTAGATGCTGATATTGAAAAGCTTGAAATAAAAGCGGCAATGATTATTGGTGATATTACAGCATTTATTTTACAAAATCAATGTAAAGCAAAACTTGAAATATATCAGTTAATAGCTAATTTTAAAGGTGTTAAAACTGATTATATTGATAATATGACTATAGATGAATACACTGAAACATTAAGAGATATTTTTCAAGCTGGGATTCCTAAGATATTAGTAAGTGTAATGAATAATCAAGATATTGTTAGGATGGATGATGTTAAAAAAAAGTTAAATATGATGGGGAACTCGAAGGAAAACAATACTTAAAAAGTATTGTTTATGGATATTTATTTATACAAAACAATTTTAATAATGTCAATATAATAGAGCCTATAATGGGATATTATAAAGATTTTTCATATTTACAATATATTTTAAACCTGCCATTTGATGACGGGTTTAATTTATATGCTAAATGTTTATTAAATATTAAAAAAGATGCTGAAGAAAAAATAGAAGATAGATATTTTCAAATGTGGTTAAGGGATCAGGAGAACGGATCGTCTAAACATACATTTAAGGAATATCTTGATAGTGCTAAAAAAGAAGCTGAGACAAGAAGTTTGGGGATGAATTTTAGAAATGAAGAAGAAAAAAGAATTATAAATGAAATTAAAAATAAGAAACCTAAATTGAAAAGGGTGATATAAGAAATGTTAGTAACATTAAATAAGGTTAAATCAATTTTAGATATTAATAATACTGATAATGATAATTTCATCAAAATACAATTACCTTTTATTGAAAATGATATTTGTACAAAATGCCGGGATCATTTTGTTGATATGAAATTTAATTTTATAACTTCTAATTTAATATCGTTTAATTCATCATTAAATAGCTTAAATTTAAATGATATTAATACAAAGGGTTTTCATGTAGGTGATACGATAAGAGTGTATAATTCTATAAGGAATGATGGAATTTTTACTATAGATACGATTAATCAAAATTCATTAATATTAAATGATATTGATGAAGTTGAAGATGAAGATACCGGAGAATTAATTTATATAACAAGAATTAAATATCCTAAAGCTTTAAAAAAAGTAGCTGCCTTAATGATTGATTTTAAAATAAAAGAAAATGAAAATGAATCTCAGGGTATAAAAAAAGAGAAGATTGACGATTATTCGGTTGAATATGAGGATAAATCACAAGGATATCCATCTAGTATTTTAAGTATGTTATATAATTATAGACAATTATATAACCAAACTTTATTTACTGTTTGGGATCATTTGGTTGATTGAGGTGATTTAATGATTAAAAAATATTATAAAGAATGTATAAAATTAACACCGGTTAAATCGTTGAATTCTTCATTAACGCCGGTCATTAGTTATAATGAATCATCTATAAAAGGTTATTTAGGCAGTGGGTCAAATAACCCGGTTCAAATAGCTGATAAAGACACGTACGAAACATTAAGAAAATTTTATACTAGTGATTTGACAATCACTATTAATGATTTTATTAAATATGATGGGAAAACTTATGAAATTGTAGGAGATCCTCAAAACACTGCTAATAAAAATCATCATATTAAATGTATGGTTAGAAAGATTGATGATATAAAACAAAAATAAGGAGGTGTGAAAATTGCAAATAGCAGACTTATTTTTTAGGGTTCGTTTAGATGGTGCGCAACGAGTATCAAGTCAATTAACCGGTTTAGGTCGGGGAATGACTAGTGTAGGTCAGAAAATGAAAAACGTAGGATCTTTATTAACTAAAACGGTAACATTACCATTATTAGGAATTGGAGCGGCAGCAATAAAAACTACTGTTACTTTTGACAAGCAAATGTCTAGAGTATCAGCGGTAACAGGATATACCGGTAAAGAATTTAAAACTTTAAGAGACTTGGCACAAGAAATGGGAAGAAAGACAAGTAAATCGGCAACGGAAGCGGCACAAGCTATGGAATACATGGGTTTAGCTGGATGGGATTTAAAAGATATCCAAGTAGGGCTTGAACCTGTATTAAGAGCTAGTGAAGCCGGAATGATGGATCTGGGTCTTACTTCTGATTTGGTAACTGATAGTATGGCGGCTTTAAATCTTAAAACTAAAGATTTAAAGAAATATTTAGATATTGCGGCGAATGCACAAAATAATTCTAATCAATCAATGCAACAATTTCTCGAGGCAATGGTTACAGCCGGGGGATTGTTTGATACCTTCAATGTACCATTAGAAGAAGCCGGAGCGTTATTGGGTGTATTAGCTGATAGAGGTGTTAAAGGATCAGAAGCCGGAAACGCTTTAATTAGTGTTATGAATAATTTAACGTCGGGTGTTGGTCGTGCAGGTGATGCAATGTCTGATTTGGGTATTGAAGTTTATGATTCTAATGGAAAATTTAGAGGTATGACAGTAATTTTAAAAGAAATTAATAAAAAATTTGAGGGAATGACTCAGGAACAAAAGAATACTTACATGCAAATGATTGGTGGAAAAACAAGATTTAATGATTTTAAAAAATTATTGCAAGGTACATCTGATGGTTTAGAAACATTAACTAAAAAATTGTATAATTCAAAAGGTGCATTATCATCCGTTGCTAAGACTATGCAAGATAATACAGCCGGAGCAATGACACGTTTTAAATCTATTCTTGAAGGAATCGGAATACAAATTGGTGATAAGTTAACACCTTTAATTGATTGGTTGACTGATAAATTACAAAAATTATCAGAGTGGTTTTATAATTTATCTGATAAAAGTAAAAATATGATATTAATTTTTGCGGGTATTGCGGCGGCTATACCATTAGTTATAACTGGTTTTGCTGGTTTAATATTAGTAGCTGGGGGAATGATAACAGCAATTGGAACTATTGGCAGTTTAATAGTTTCATTAATAAGCGGTGTTGGTTTATTGTTAATACCATTGGGATTATTAGCCGGTGGATTTACTTTATTAACTGGTGTTATTGCAATGGTAGGACTAGGGGAATTATATAATAAATTCGGTTCGGTTCATGGAATTATGACAGCTTTAAAGGATTTTATAATTAATTCTTTTGTTCCCGGACTTAAATATCTTGTTAGTGGTGAAGGTTTGGGAAGTGTGCAAGAAGCCGCTTTTATTACTAAAGATAGATTACAAGCTATTCGTAATACAATGGGAAGTATTAAAAGTTTTATAATAGAATCTTTAGTTCCAGCATTAAAATTTTTGGTGACTGGTGAAGGTCTCGAAAACGTAAAAAATGCTAGTAATTCGACTAAAAACGCATTAAATTTTGTTAGACAAAAAATGGTTGATATTTATAATTTTGTTATGGATTCATTAATTCCTAGTTTAAGATTTTTGGCAACTGGTGAAAAAGGATCTTTGACACAAGTTAAAGACCATGGTACAAATTTAAAAGAAAATTTAGTAAAATTAAGAAAACAATTTGAATCTTTAAAAAATTATATTACAGGAACTTTAATACCTGCGTTGAGCTATTTAGTAACAGGTGATAAAGGGTCGCTAGATAGTGTTAAAGGAATATCAAAACAAACTAAAGGATCACTGCAAGACCTTAGAAAATCAATAGAAAAACTATTAAAACAAATAGAGGATTTTGATTCATCATCTATGGTACAACAATTAAGTAATATAATAGGGGCAATTAGTTCAATTATTGATTTTGTAGGTCAAGCAATTGAACAAATAAAACGATTAAATAGTAATCCACCTAAAAATTGGGGATCTGGAAAAGGTCAGGGCGTAGGTATTGAGTTAAAAGGTCATGCAATGGGTGTAAAAAATAACCTTGTAGGTCACTGGGCGACCGTAGGAGAAAGAGGTCGAGAATTAATGTATGTACCGCCGGGGGCTAGTATTTATAGTAATAACGAAACAGAAGCAATGTTAAAACCTTATCAAGCAAAAACAACCAAAATATCTAATAAAACTATGCAAGAAATAAATAATATAAATATAGATAAAATTAATATAGATCCTAAAGAAATTAAGGATCTAAATGATTTGATAGATCTATTTAAAAATATTAAACATTTTCAAGCTTTGAATGTTTAAAGAAAGAGGTGAAAATAAATGCCTTGGCTATATAGTGTATCGAGCGGTACACCACCTAGTTATACATATACCATAATAAATTATTTAAATCAACATTGTAGTGCGGTGGGCGGTGTACCTGCAAATGCTTCAATTACTCAGTTAAAAGTTTATGCATCAGGGTATAGTGGTACGGTAGCAACTAGACTTGTTTTATGGAATGACAATTCACCTTGGCAAGCATTAAGGCAATCTAGTGTATTTAATATGCCTTCCGGTAGTGAAATACCGGGAGGTCAACAATGGTGGACTAAATCAATAACACCTATAAAATTATCGGGTGGTACTTATTGGGTCGGTTTATACAGAAATCCTAAAGGTGGTCATATAGCGGGTACAACTGCCACGGGTGCAGGTACTAGTTATAGGAAAACCAATACCGCAGGATTCCCATCTGTTACGAGTATGTCGGGATATTCTACACACAATAAAGAATTTTATGTGGGTCTATTTTATATTACTGCACCTGATCCGGTAACAAGTCTTAGTGCTTCATGGGTAACTAATTCTAAAATAAATTTATCATGGACTAAACATTCAACATCTGATAAACCCTATACTTATCAAATAATTGAAAGATATGATAATGTAACTAATTCGTATTATAGAATTGCTAAAATATCGGGAAGTCCTTCAAGTTATAGTGATACCACTACAAAAAGTAATAGGTATTATAGATATAGAATAAAGACTTATAATGAATCGGGTTATAGTAGTTATGCTTATTCTGGTTATGTAAATACAACACCTGCACAACCGTCAAATGTTGTAGCTACTAGAGTTGGCACTACTGTAAAATTGACATGGAATGATAATTCAACAAATGAAGATCAATTCAGAATACAAAAAAGATCTTCACCAGATCAAGGTGCAAGTTGGGGATCTTGGGGATCAGATGTTACAGTTACTACAGATGAAGAAGAATACATAGATTCAAGTCCATATGTATATGGACAATATAGAATTAGAAGTGAAGAAACAACACAATCACTGTGGTATAACTATGTTGAAAGTAATGAAGTTATAACAATAGCACCACCGGATGCACCTACTTTATTATATCCAGTTGGCGAATTTTTAGATGGTAATGATGCTATTACATTTAGTTGGCGACATAATTCGGTTGATGGAACGAGTCAAAGCAAATTTAGTCTAAGATATAAATTATTAGCTGATAGTTGGCCGGTAACACCTCAACTTGATGAAGTGTCAAGTACTTTAGAATATCATGAATTTGCGGCTGATACTTTTGATAATAATGAAATATATTATTGGCAAGTAAAAACTTGGGGGCAAGATCCAACTGAGTCAAGTTGGTCAGATAGTGAAGCATTATATACAGTTGGTCGACCTGTAGGAACTATAACAACTCCTAATGGTGTTGATGATTATGGTTATTCATTATTATCTTTACAATGGTTATATACACAAGCACAAACAGTGGGTCAAGCTCAATATATAGCAAAATTATATGATGAAAATGACGTTTTACTAGAAAGTAAACAAGCATATTCACCGGTTAATGATGGAGGTACTGGTGAGGCTGTTTTTGATTATGAATTAGAAAATGCTACTAATTATAAATGTACTTTGCAGGTACAGGATAATAATGCAGGGTTGTGGAGTTATGAATCAGAAGTAGAATTTACAACTGATTTTTATGTTCCTTCTACACCTGTAATAACTGTTAATAATGACAATACTGGAATAGTTACTATTGATATAGAAAATCCTTCACCTGAAGGAACGGAACTTATCGCCGATCATAATAATTTATACAGGTCTATAGATGGCGTAAATTATGAATTAGTTTATGAAGATATAGAACCCAATACCACGATAAGTGATTATCTGCCAAATATTGGCGGTGATACTTATTATTATGTAAATGCAGTTAGTACAACGCCTAGTATTGCAAAAAGTAATGTTGAACAAATAACACAAACATTACAAGGTTATTATTTTTTAAATGGTGGTACTAGTTATAGTACATATTTAGCTATTTTTGGTGATATTTTATTTAGTGATACAAACCAAATAGATGTTACATTAAAACAATTTGAGGGTAGAACTTATCCGGTTAAATATATAGGGGATTCAATTAAAAGAATGATTACATTCGCAGGTGATGTTTTAATTAGTGATTATGCAACTATTAAAGAAATTACTGAAAGTGAAAATATTTTTTATCGGGATTATAAAGGTAATTACTTTAAATGTCATATTAATACTCCACAATTTGATAAAAAAGATATTTACGCATATCAATTTAAATGTGTAATTGAAAGAATTGAGGATGATGGATAATGCCTAGACAAACAATAGTTAAAAATATATATCAATCAACTGATGACGGTTTCGTAAATTATGATTTATCAGGGATAAATTTTAATGATGGTGCATTAATGTTAGGTTATATGTTTTATGATATGGATGGTTATTGTGATTATTTTCAACTATTTAGAGAGTTTGATATTCCTAGGGGATCAGTTATTGAAAAAGCTACTTTAAATTTTAATGTTTGGGATGTTGAGAATGGATATGTAGGCAGTGAACTACATATCGCAGATGAAAACGATGCACCGGCTAGTTATAGTGATTTTACCAACTTAACACCTTTAAATGAATTTATACCAATGTTATTTGATGAATCGGTACAAGAACAAACATTTAGTTATGATGTTACTGCTATGATTCAAGAAAAAATTAATAGTGAAAACTGGTCACAAGGTAGTAATTTTATATTTTTTAGTAGTAATACTTATTATGAAACTTCTGATAGTGGTGTTGATATTGATTCTTGGGATTATCAACCTATTGCAAGTTTATCAATTACTTTTATACCACCTACTCAATTAAAAGTATCAGATATTTTAACATTTCCAAGAACAGAGGGATTTAAATATCAATTGTTATCATTGAGTAATGGATCATACATACATAATGAATTTGTAACCAACAAAATTGAAAATGCAATGATTGATTATAATTTTACCAGAGATGTAATAAATACTTGTACACTATCTATGAAGGATTATACATCTATAAATTATTTAAATGATTTAATCAGAGTAAAATATTGGATAAATTATCAAGGTGAAATTTATGAATTTCCTTTAGGTACTTATTTAATGTTATCACCACAAAAAGATAGTGATGGTAAAGTAGTAACTAGAAATATATTTTGCTATGACTTATTATATGCTTTGGTACAAGACAAAATAACTGCTAGTGTAACATATGAATCGGGTACTAATGTAATTGATACTATTAAAAGTATTTTAGATAGTGTAGGATCTTGGGTAAAATATATTATAGAAGATGCAACTTTGACTTTGTCTGAAGATATGAGTTATGAAGTTGGAAAATCTAAATTATTTATAATTAATTCATTGCTAAATACAATTAATTATGAGAAATTATTTTGTGATGGTTTAGGCAATTATCGGGCTATTCCATGGAATAATGATAAAAAAATAGTATGGAGTTTTGAGGATAATAATCAATCCTTGTATGAAAAAGGTGTATCTTCTATTGAAGATTATACAAATGTTTATAATTATGCTCTAGTTATAGCAAATCAACTCGAAGAGGATACAGAGCCATTGATTGGCACGTATACCTTTGAAGATGAGGGCTTGAGTTCTCATCCATTGTCAATAACTTCATTAGGGCGTACTATTGTACAACCGTTTGAAAGTGAAGCGGTTAGCCAGTCGTACGTGGATTTAAGAGCAAGACGAGAATTATTAAAAATGCTTGAAATTGAACAGGCTATTAATTATAAACATGCTTTAGTAATAAACACATGGAATGATGGTATTCCTTATCCGGGGGATTGTTATAAATTTAAAAATACCCTTTTAAATATAAATAGTATTTATAGGATAGAATCATTCACATATTCATTGAAAGTCGGTCAAAGTGTTAATTCTATCATAAGGAGGATTTACGAAATTGAATAAAAATTTTAATTATGGGTTATTAACATCAATAATGAATACTTTGCAAGTTAAATTAACGCCGTCCGACGATGCAATAAATGTAAAAGCTTTAAATCATTTAGTAAATGTTAAAGTTGGATCAAATGTATTAATAGTAAAAATTTTAAATAAATTTATTATTATTGGAGTTATAGGGAATATAATTCAAGCACATTGTTTATTAACTAGAACTACAACACAAAGTATACCTAGTTCTAGTTTTACATATTTAGATTTTAGCTCTAACACTATAGAAGTAGATCCGTCAAGTATGTTTAATGGTACTAATAAAATTACAATACCTGTAAATGGATTATATAATGTAAATGTTGCTTATAGATGGCAAGACTCCACTACTTCAACAATTAGAATTGCTGAAATTCTTTTAAATGGAACTATAATAAATAGTAAAGCAGGTAGACCAGATGCAAACGGGCGGTATGGTGTGAATATAAGCTTAAATTTAAGTTTATCCACAAATGATTATATACAAACCCGTGTGTATCATGCCACGGGTAGTAATATAAATGTTGGGCCAGTAACTTCTAGTTATGGTTATACATATTTTAATATTGTACCAATTAAAACTTGCTAGATAAAACTTGCTAGATAAAACTTTGCTAGATAGAAATTTGCTAGATAAAACTTTGCTAAGTATAAACTTGCTAGATAGAAATTTGCTAGATAAAACTTTGCTAAGTATAAACTTGCTAGATAGAAATTTGCTAGATAAAACTTT